GACTGGAGTTCAGACGTGTGCTCTTCCGATCTGTTTGACGCCTTGGCCTGGGACGTTCCGGCCCCGTCCGAAACCAGCATCGCCGGCACGCCGGTGGCTGAGCCGGCGCGCTCCAAGCAACCATCGCGCAAAACCAAAATACTCATCAACGACGTAGCGGTGGGGACGGTCCTGGAGGCCGACTACACCATTTCCAACGGCCTCGAGCTCATCGACCTCATCGACGATGACGCCAGTGGGCGCGCCTCGCTCATCGACCCGGGCGACACGGAGGTCACGGGTCGCTTTCGCGCCCGCGCCGACACCGACGCCATATTCGACGTGTTCCAGGGCGCCAATGCTCCGTTCAAGCTCGAAATCATCCACGAGATTGACGCCAGTCACTCGCTCAGCTGTCTCATTCCGCGCTGCTTCGGCCCGCCGCCCACCTTGAAGGTCAGCGGCCCCGGTGGCATCGACTTTGAGGCGGATTTCCAGGCCAACCAGCTGGTTGGCGGGTCGCCGGAGCCGACCGCGACGCTGACGCTCATCAATCAGCTTGAAGAGCTGTTCGCATGAGTGATGCGGGGGAGGGCGTCGTCGAGGAGGCGGTCGCCGAGGGCGGCTCGGCGCCCGAACCGACGCCCGCACCGGCCGGCGGCGTTGACATCGGCAAAACCGGGGCCGTGTTCAAGGTTCCCATGCCCCAGGGCTGTCACATCATGCTGCGGCGGATATCCAAGGCCCAGCGCGACGTGGCCGTCGAGGAGGCGCGCGCCGAAGCGGCCAAGTTGGCGGAAAACACCGTTGCTCTGGCCGAATTGGGGCTCGCCGACGCTGGCGAGGAGGGCGCTGAGGCGGTCGCGGCCGGCCTGGTGGAGATGTTGCTCGCCGCGCGCCTGGCGGCCGACCATGTGGAGAGCTGGGGCGGCTATTTCCTCGACGGTGAACCGGCCCCGGTGAGCTACGAGGCCGCCATCGCCATCATGAAGGATGAGCAGCACGCGCAGACGTTCCTCGCCGCCGCGTCGCTGCACGCCTACCTGGTGGCCGCAGAGGGAAAAGACTGCGCCGCCGCGCGAAATGGGCTCACGGCATCGGCGGCGCCTACTGCAAAGGATGTCGTGAGCACAAGCTGCCCTGCGCCAGCGGACTCAAGGGCCTGAACGGTGAACGTTGCACCAATGTGGTCGAGCGGGCGCGCACCCGCGATGGCGCGGCGCTGTGGGCCGCCTGTGATGGCCCCGGTGTCTTGTCCATCGGCCCGTCCGGCGCGCCCACGGGCCTCAACCTTACTGAATTGCTGGCCCGTATCGACCCGGACACCCGCGCGCGCTGCAACGAGGGCGCGCTCATCGAATTGGCCAAGGATTTGGAGGTCGGCGTGCTGCTTGGCGCGGCCGACCTGCGCGACAAGACGCCCACGGATGAAGAGGACGCCTAATCATGGGACGTAAAGCCAACGCCGTCCTGCGCATCGGCACCGAGGGCGGGCGGCTTGTGTCGCGCACGCTCAAGGGCATCGGGGCCACGGGCAAGCGCGCCATGGATAAGCTGGCCGCCGCCACGCGCAAGCCGAGCCGCGCCATGCGCGCGCTCAACGGCTCCATGAAGCGGCTCAACGACAGTATGCGCACAGCCTTGCGCTCGGTTCCCGTGGTGGGCGGCGCCCTGGCGGCGCTCGGGCCCGCCGGCCTGGTGGCCGCCGCCGGCGTCGCCGTGCTGACGCTGGGCCTGGCCAAGGCCGCGCGCGAAGGCCGCAAGGCGGCCGAGGGCCTCGACCTCATCGCCAAGGCGGCGCGCGCCAGCGACCTGACGACGGACACCTATCAAGCGCTGCAATTCGGGGCCATCACCGAGGGCGTGCAATTCCAGGCTATGGAGGGCGCGCTGCGCGCCTTGCGCACGCGCACCGCCGAGGCGCGCACGGGAACCGGCGAACTCATCACCAAGTTGGGCGAGCTCGACCCAGCGTTCGTGCGCAACGTGGTCGCCGCCGAAACCATGGAGGACCGCCTGCGCATCGTCGCGGTGCGGCTCAGCGAGGCGACGACACAATCAGAGCGCAACCTCATCGCAACCTCGGCGTTTGGCCGCGCCGGTGAGCGGGTGCAGCGCATCTTGGCGGGCTACGGCGGCTCCATTGAGGACATGACGGCCGCCGCGCGCGAGGCTGGCACAGTGCTGGATGAAGAGCTGTTCCGCCACGCCGAGCGCGTGACGACGCAGTTCGGTATCGCTTCGCGCACCATCGACTTGCAGTTCAAAGAGGCCTTGTTGCCTTTGGCGCCGCTGGCTCTGGCGACGGCGGAGGCCATCGCGGACATCACCACGTCGCTGTCTGAGTTCACGGAGCAGTTTGACCGGTTGGGGCGGCTTGATGAGTCGGGCTTGGAGCGCCAGCTTGAAATGCTCCAGCGGCTGCGCGACGTGGAGCTGCAGCGCGCGCAGTCGGCCCGGTTCGGTTTTCAGCGCGACAATGCGCAAGGTTTCGTCGACCGCTTCAGCCGGCAAATCGAGGAAGTTGAGGCGCGGCTTGATGCGTTGCGTCACAGCGAAAACGAAACCCTGCTTGGTGGCGGAACTGCCGACGAGGAGGCTCTGCGGCTGCTCAATGAAGGCCTCGAAGTGCTCGGCCGCAACGCGGCGCTTGAAACCCTGCGCAACCGCGCCATCGCGCTCACCGCCTCCATGCGCACCGTGGACGAAGTGTTCGCCGCCACCGTTGACGAGTTGCAGGAGCTCGAGCGTCAAGGCCTGCTCACCGGCGAGACCGTGGCGCGCGGCATCGCCGCAGCACGTGAGGAGCTGGAAAAATCCAATGAGGTGCTGCAGAAGGCGCGCGAGGTCACCGCCGCCCTGGTCACTGAAGAGCAGCGCCTGGCCGCCGAAATTAACCTGGTCACCCAGGCGGTGCGCGACGGCTATCTGACGCAGCAGCAGGCCGACGACTACATTAAGCAGCGCACGGACTCTCTCAATGAACAGAGTGACGCAGTTGAGCGTCTCAAAGTTGAAGAGCTGCTGCTCGAGGAAATCTTGCTTGGCCAAATCGAGAGCTGGGAGGACTTGGGCCAGGTGGCGGTGCGGGTGCTCAAACGCATCGTGCTCGAAGCCATCCGCGCCAACTCCGGCATAGAGCAGGGCCTGGGTGCGTTCCTGGGCCAGGAGTTTGGCAGCGTCTTCGGCGGTGCTGGCGGCGCCAGCGCCGGCGCAGCGGCGAGCGCCGGCTCTGGCGGTGCTGGCGTCCCGTCGGGCCCGCCCATATTCCACAAAGGCACGCCGCGCGTCTCGTTCGCTGGCGGCAAACGCCAGGGACTGGCCATGCTGGAGGCCGGCGAGCGCGTGCTCTCGGTCACCGACAACCGCAGCCTCATCGCCGCCGTGCAGGCCGCCGCGCGACCGGTGGTGGTCGTGGCGGGCGGCGGCGGTGGCGGGTTCGACCGTGTGGTCATCAACAACTATGGCGAGCCCGTCGAGTCGACGCAGCAAACCACCGGGCCGGACGGGCGCAAGCAGCTCGAGGCCACGGTGCTCAAAATTGTCGACGGCGGTATCGCCAGCGGTCGGTTCGACCGGTCCAACCGCAATCGCTACGGGCACAAGCCCGCCGTGCACCGGAGGTAGGTCATGGTTGTCGCGTGGCCGTCGGGCCTCTCCACCAAGGTGCTCAAACAGGGCTACACCGACCGACCGCTTTCCATGGCCATCCGCTCCAAGCCGGATGGCCCGGCGCGCCAGCGCCGACGCTTCACCGCCGGCAGTCGTGAGCTGACGGTGCGGTTCCGGTTCAGCGCTGCCGACGCCGTGGCGTTCATGGACTGGGGCGAGGCCGACTTGGGGGCCTGGGTGCTGCCGTTCGATTGGGTTGACCCGGTCACTCAAGCGGCGTGCGTGGCGCGCTTTTACGCCGACGAACCGCCGCAGCTCGTCTACTCATCGCGAGCGCCCGTCATCATCATCAGCGCCAAGATTGAAATCCTGCCCTGATGGCCGCCACCTGATGCCTACCACCGCGTTCATCGAGCACGCCCATGCGCAAAACAGCGCCGACGTCGACATCGTACTCATCACCGTCACCCATGACGACCTGCCCGAAACCCTGCGCTTTGCCTGCAACAACGTGAACATCGTCAGCCGGGGTGAGACGTTCATCGGCTACGCGTTCGCCTATACGCCGCCCGGTTCGGGCGAGGGCGGCAGCCGCTTCGCCAGCATTGAGCTGGACAACATCAGCCGCAAAATCACCAAGGCCATCCGCCCGCTCAGGGGTGAGGTGACCATGCTCATTGAGACTGTGCTGGCCTCCGATTTCGACACGGTGGAAATCGTATTCGCACCGTTCCGCCTGGCCACCGCCTCGTGGGATGACAAGACGGTGCAAGCGGCGCTGAGCCACAGCCTTGGCCACGATGAGCCCATTAACGCCGACAGCTTTTCGCCCAGCGCGTTTCCGGCGTTGCACTCATGAGTGGGGCCGCCCTGCAGGCGTTCACCTGTCCGCGCGCTCCCGCGGCGCAGCGTCTCAACGCCTACATCGGCACGCCATTCGTGTGGCGCGGCCGCCACCCGGCTCGAGGTTGGGACTGCTGGGGCCTGGTGGAGCACGTGCTGGCGCACGATTTCGGCTGGACAATCCCCAGCTTCGCCGCCGTTAGCGAGGCGCTCTACACCGACGCCGACGCCGACGCGGGTGGTTCGCGGGCCGACCGCTTCGCCGTGCAGAGCAACATCATCACCGAAGGCCGGTCCCAGTGGCGGCGCGTCCCGCTGGAGCCGGGGGCGCTGGCTCTCTTCTCCATCGGCGGCCTAGATCGGAAGAGCACACGTCTGAACTCCAGTCACATCACG